CTTAAGCCATTACAAAAAATAGCCACCGTTTCTGGTGGCATATCTTTGTAATTATAGATCCGATAAGTTTCAGCTAAGTCACAAATAACAGCATCTTCATCAGTATTCAACATACTAGCAAGGATTACTATTTTTTTAATCGTTCTTGAGCTTTAAAGATATCTTCAAGTTCTGCTGTTATTTTTTCAGTGTCTACAATCCCATCTTTATCTCTAACATGATCTTTTAATTTTTTTGTTCCTTCTTTGCCTAATAAAAGATTCATCACTCTTGGTAAAGCAAGAGGATTAGTATCTAATTCTCCTAACGCTTCTACTAATTCATAGTTTCTTACATTTTTTTCTGAAATAGAATATGCGAATCCTGTTTTAGTTACACCTGTTAATTTTTTCATCCTACTTATCTCCTATCTTTATTTTTTTTTAATATATTCGTAGTGAGTATTTCCATCAGTATCTGGGAATGCATTTAGAGTAGTTTCGAACCCAACCATTTCAGAGTCAGCATATTTAATTTCTCCTACTTCACTAATTTTTCCGTTAGGAATTACAATACGTTTTAAGATGTCACCTTTTAGCACCATCTCAATAACGACTGCATGTTGTGATAATTCCTTAGTATTCGCTTTAATTGTAATACCTGTTTCAACATCTCCACTTACGTTATCTTTTCCGTAAATTTCTTTTAAAACGTCAATATTTAATGATTCAATTAAAGTATAAGAAAATTTATCTGTTTTTTCAGTCTGTACAGTATCAACGATATCTCCGCCCCACGCTTTTACATTCTCAGTACTAGCCGTGTTTTCGTTAGTTAGCCCATCTTCTGAAATATATCCTAATGCTTTAAAAGCAGCATTTAGTCCTGTAGTTGCATCAGTAGGAAGAGCCGTTCCTAATGGTGCTGAATAAATAGCTCCACCTATTTTCGGTTTCGCTGATGTTACATTGCTTACATTTGCCATTTTTTAATCTCCTTTTTAATAATAATGAATATCGAATACAGCTTGATATCGGTATTCTTTAGTCTCTAAATCAGTATAATTATAATCACTATTTAAACTAACTTTTGAAACCTCAGACACGGTTATCAAGTCATACATTAGATTTTTAATTTTTTCGTTTAATTTAGCAGCTTCAAACATAGAAGCTCCATAACTTTGAATTGCTATTGTTGATGAATTTAAAAAGTTTTCTCTACTTCCGCTTGTTTTTTGAATTACTATGAATTGTTTAGGTAAATTTTTCTGATGTTCAAAAACAATTGGTATATTAAGTGTTTTTGATAGATATTCTTTGACAATAAGTTCAATCATTATCTCATTGCCTTTAATAAAGTGTTATTTTTGTTGTTATCTCTAATAGCCTTACGTGTTTTTGTTTTAACACTGACATTCGCCCTATTCTTACCTACGAATGAATTAATTTCATAACCGTCTCCTGCTGCTTCTTGAATTCCTCTAGCCTTATCTTTAAGTACTTCAATCATCTCAGGACTTTTCATTAGTTCTGCCACGCCGTTATAGTTTAATTCAAATTTTTTACTCATATTTTTCAACCATAATCTTTCTATTCCAACTTAATGGAATCATTGGTTCAATACCCTCTTGCGGAATACCTATAGTTCGCCATTTTCTACCGAAAAATACAACTTCTCTATTTTCCCAAGTGTTTTTATCTCCCTTAGGTATTCCCAGCTGGTATTCAGCCTTTTTACCAGTTAAATTAACTACATTTGTGACATCTTCAGTTTTAACAGGGGCTACTATCACATTTTTTACGACTATTTCTTTGTCAACAAAAATAGGATGATTAAATTCATCCGCACCATTTTCTACTTTATCTATCAAAACTATATCTATACCTTTAAGTAATGTCATAGAAATCAATTACTCCGTATCGTTGTTTTTTTAGTCCTAAACGTTTCAACTCACTATCTTTTATAAACAGTCCTCCACCAGGCACTAAAAACGAGCCTGAAACAGAGTATCCAAGAGCCGACTCAGAATATTGAGTCATAGGCTCTTGATTAGTAGATGTCATGAGAGTTCTTGCCACAATGTCAACAACGACCGATTTTACAAGGTAAGAATAACTCTCATCTTGTTTAACTAATAAATCTAAGTCTTTCTTAACTTTTTTAGCTTCAACTCTAAGAACGTGTGAAACTGTTCTTAAAAGCTCCTCAGAGCGGCACAACTCATGAATTTCAACTTTTCTCCATAAAATTTCTAAATCATCAACGCTAGCAAACGGTTCAAGTGCATTCATATTACACCTCTATTCTTCGTCAGATTCCTCTTCTGACTTAGTTTTTTTAGTAGATTTCGTAACTTCTTTTACAAGCTCCCAATCTCCTGAAAGTTCACTCTCTGTTACTATCTCTACTTCAGTTTCTTTATGTTTATAAACGTACATAAGTTACCTCCTATACTTCTTCTACACGAGCAAATGCTTTTTCATCAAGAATTCCCCATCCGATATAAGCTTCAGTACGTAAAAGAATTTCATTGTATGCTTTTAAGTCTCTACCTGCTCCATCTGGGTCTCCATATTCAATAATTTCCATAGGAATGTTTTCAGCATATCCCCATTTGAATCTATTTTGGAAGTCCCCAACAATAGCATGATTTTTCTTACCTTTTCCGCTTTGAGCAGTTAAAGTTTTGTTAATATCTAACTCCATACCAAAGAAATTATCTGGACGTTGTCCAAATCTAAATTCTGGGAATTGTACAACGTTATTGACTTTAACTTTAGACATTGCTTGTCCTGCAGCTGGTGACATTGCAATTCCAGTTACTTCATTGTCAGTCGCAACAATAGCTTGAACTGCATCATCGATATTGCTATCAATCGTTGCAGCGTTGTAAGTCACAACATTTCCTGTTACTAATCCGTCAAATGAGTTAGTCGCTTTGAAACTTGCATCAGTTAATCCTTTCGGTTCTAATCCGTGAATCGCTGCAATGTCAAAAGCTTCTGCGATTTTTTTAGCAAAGCCATCTGCGTAATGTTTTAAGAAGTTCAGTTTTTTCTCATCTGAAGCATGCATAAATTCGTCTGTAATACGTGCTTGATATACAAATTTTAGCGGTGTAATAACTTTAGAAGTAATTACAGCTTTCCCAGCTCCTTTTAATTCTCCTTCTCCTACAATTTGTGCATTACCTTCTAAATTAAAAATAAATTGTTCAGTTCCGTTAAATGGAATAGGTTGTTGATTTGATAATTTAGCAAGAGTTGAGCGCCCTTGCACTTTGTTCATAATTTCTGTTACTAATTCTGGGTTAAATAAAGTCCCTTTTTTTGTTGCTGTTGATTCTGCCATTTTTTTATTCTCCTTTTTTTATCTTAAATTTTTAACAACATCACGCCATGCTGAGTCCACTCCTTTTTCTTTAAAAGCAGGTTCTTTATCAGCTAATGGCTGTGTATAATTTTTAACACTTACTAATGATGCAAGACGTTCTGCATCCTCGTTCAAACTTTCTTCAGTATCACCTTGCAGTCTGTCAGCTAAGTCAAACGGTAGACCGTTTTTTATAGCTATTTGTTGTTTAAGCGATTTATTTTTCCAAGCAGTCACATCTTTTTCAAGGTCAGCAATTTTGCTAGCTGTTGAGCTTTCACTTGTTTCTTTATCAGTGATAGTTTGTTTTAAGTTTGTATTTTCCGTCTCTAAATTTTTTATCTTTTCTGCTAAAGTATCGTAATCAGAGTACTTAGCTTTCTCACGATCTAATCGTGATTTTATAATTGCATCTAATTGTTCTTGAGTTTCAATTACTTTAAATTCTGTCATTTTTTTATTCTCCTTTATCCGGATTACCCGTCCGTTCGGTAATTTAAGCTAATTAATAGCTTATCCTTTGTTTTTTCTTAGGCTTAATCGAGTGACAAGCCCAATGTGCAAGTAATGCACTATCCAATAACGAAATATCCATATCATCAAACTGCGATTTATAGCCAAACCCACCATTAGTACCGATACTACGTTTTTCACAATTTGTAGCTACTTTCCTTAATGATGGTTGACCGTTATGGCAAATAGTCTTTTGAAATATACCTTGTTCGAAAACTGAGTTAGCTGTGATTATTTCTTTAACAGTTGGTAATATAATGTTCTTTATCTTATAGTCTTTCAACTCCTCTTCTAACAATTTCTGACCGCCCGCACCATCCACAACGATGTTTGCTACGTCAGCATTTTTTAAGAAATTAATCAACCACATATTACCATTTCTTAAACTTTGACAATCAATGGTTTCAATGAAAATACGTTCATCATTAGTCCTAACTGCAATGCTCATGCTTACATTAGTTCCATCATTTCCGTATTTAATACCAACGAATAACTTGCCTTTAAAATTAAGTTTTCCGTTTATTTGCAATCCGTCCCACTCCCTCTCACTAATTACAGATTTTTGAGAGAACGATGGCCAAAAACCAAGACGTTGAACATTGTGATCTAGCTTATCTTCACCAAGCTCAGCTTCAATTTTCCTTTCAGTTAAATGATAACCTAATGAAGGATTAGAATTGTACCAAGCATCAATATCGTTTATTTCTTTTTCAGCCTCAACAGACCACTCCGCCCATCCAGAGTATTTACTCTTTCCGAATAAGCAAGATTCACGATATTTAGTAAATACAGTCCCTATTGACACTGGTGTAGGAGGTGTTCCACACATTACTGTCATAGGGTTTTTACTATCTGTAACTGTATATTTTAAAGCAGATTCTTGTTCAATCGTATATTCCTGTGCTTCGTCAATTATCATTAAGTCGAAACCTTCACCAAGACCACCATTTTTAGTCCTAGTCCTAAATTGAACCACTCCACCAGTGGAATATAGCTCAATTCTTTCTTGACCTTTAGCACGGATAGAATTAAAGTCCTCTCCGTCTACATATCCCATCTTTTCAAGGTATTTTTTAACCTTTTCAAAAGATGAATGAGAGGTGCTAATTCTGTGTGCTGTATGTAAAATGTTGATACCTTGATGTAACGCCCAAATTTCAAGAATATACACAATCTCTGTCTTCCCGTTACGACGTGGTAACGAATAGCCAAATTTCTGATGTGTCCACAATCCTTCTTCATCTGTTGCCATTATTGCTTTTAATAGATTTAACTGCCAATCATACACATCTAACTTAGTTCTTTTATATAGATTTACAGCTTCTTGATAGCGACTTTCGTTATAGTCTAAAATCACCGATTGAGTAGGAGTTTGTCTACCAAATTTACCCATTTAGTCGCTCCTTTCCAATCCACCTAGTTTAATGCCATACGGTAGGGCAATTTATTGACTTTTTTTATTTTTTATATTATAATAAAGGTAAATAAAAGAGATGTTTATCCTCCTCCCCCACAATTTTTGGAGGGGGGTCGACATCTCTTTTTTTATTTTTTAATAACATCTTCTATGTTATTATCTTTTATTAATACTATATTTTTAACCCAGGTTCTATGTGGATTTTTATATAATCTATTCAATCTTTTATCTATATCTTCTCGGGATAAACCCGATTTTGTATAGTCCAACACAAAACTACTAGCTTGTTTTTTCCCACTTTTTATGGCCGTATCTATATTATTTTTCCCTGTACTAGTTATTTCTTTTAAATCATAAGCGATTCCATTTAGTAAATAATCTGGACATGAAATATTTTTAGGATTATGAAATTTAGGATTTAACTGTACTTCTAATCCAAATTTATTTGCTATCAGTTCAGCAATTTCTTTTTCTTTTACAGAGTAATCTAAGATAACATTTTTTCCATCAACAAAATACTTAGTCCCATTATTCTCCCAATACCTAGCCTCTATAACTTTAGGTTCTTTATAATTTTTCAACCATTCTGCTTTGATACTTGTATAAGGTAATTCTTTACTACCTTCTTTTGATTCATATTTTATTTTTTTAGTATGAACATCTTGTCTAACACCTTTTTTAGGAATATATTCAACGGTACAACGGCAGTTTTGATGTCGTCTATATACATCTTTAGGTACAGCAGGATATCTATATGTACCTACTAAATTTTTACACCATTTACAACACTTACCAGTTTCTTTTCTAATGATTTTAGGACTCATGCCTGATTTATAATGAAATTCAGCATTTTTTCTCACCATATCATCTACTACAGACTGACTAAAGTTGACTATAGGAGAACCTAACAACCATTTTGACTGTTCAAAATCATCTTCTTTTAACCTGCTTACTAATCCATCTATTCTACTTTGATTTATTTGAGGGATTTGTGTTTCTAAACCAATTTTAGCTTGTTTATTCAAAATATCTTGAACCATTTTACCAAAATCGGTTATTAATCTGTGATTTTCTTTTAATCTATCATTAAGAATTTGTTCAATAATCTCTCCAGGATTTTCAGTAATATGAATATTAAAAGCAGTGGTTAGGATTTCTCCTAAAGCCACTGCATAATCATTTACATCCTCATAGGAGGTAGCTTTAATACTTACATTTTTTAAGCGTTTCTCGAACGTTTGAGTAATACGTCCTAATAGATCGTTACTCATTTACTTTCTCCAAGATTTCAGTTTTATTTAACATTACCTCTGCTTCTTGTTTACTCATTCCCGTAGATGTAAGAAGTAAAATAGCATTCTCTTTAGAAAGTACTCCTTTTTGATAGTTACTTAAAAGTGAAGTAATCTCATATGTAGAAATTACTCTATTATTTTTCTTATCCTCTGAGTTAGTAGTTTTTTGTTCTACTTCCTCAATTTTCGGAGTAGCATTCATATCACCTTTAATACCAGTTAAATCTCTAATTACATTAGAATTAATATATCCTGGTAATGCTTGATTAAGCTTAATTACACCATCACCGATTAAAGTAAGCATATTAGCATCAGCCTCAAATAGAGGTTCCCATTTCGGTTTAGTATCAATAAAACGACCTCTGTTATATTTGAAATCATCTCTTAAGCAACAAGCAACGTAAGCAACGTTTAAAAGTCCACTCCCTAGAGAGCGTTGCGCTTTTCTTCCGGCAAGTCTTAAATTTTCATGACTAGCTTTAATAGCTTCAACTGAAGATGGATTATCAGACACAAAACCTAAATCATCAAGAGTAAGTCCTGTTTCTCCAGCAAATAAAGCAGCTGCTGTTCTTAGTTGTTCAGTGAACGGAGACATTGACGGAGTGGTGAATTGTCCTACTGCAGGTTTATCTCCATTTTCATTAACTGTGATTTGTAGCATACTAGATACAGTCGCTTTCCATGTTTCAAGCGGTTCGGCATCAACATCCATTCCTAACACATATTTCTGAGGGAATGAATAAAACTCTGCTGTAATATCCGCCCTTTCTAACGTCCTTTTAGCTAATTTCTGATAGTACATTCCCGACCTTGTTATTCTTGACCTACCAAAAGGCCTTACGCTATCTGGCGCATGAATAACAGGTACTAATAACGGAATACCAGCAGTATTTGTTATTACTGTTGATTGACCCGTTCTCTTGTCATTAATCACAGTTTCTTTATCTGTGAAATAAGCTTCTAACAGTGCTTTATCATTTTCATCTTTTTTTAGAATTGCATATCCTTCAGTTAATAGTCCTGTTATAGGATCTAATATTCCTGTAGCATTACTAGCTTCAATTACTTGTAATCGAGGGGTATCCTCCCCAACTTTTGAAATATACACAAAGCTACAAGAAGCTATAAGCGAGGATAGGATAACACTGTCGAAAAATATATCCGGATTATTTTGTTTGAATATGTCATTAACTTTAAAATCATCATTTTCAAACTCACGGAATACCAATCTATCAGCAAGGCTATCAACAGCCTTTGTACACCAACCCAAAACCGACCTATATTGATTTCTCAGTTGAGGTGGTATGGTTATTCCAAATTGTTCATCATTAAATTTCATTGCATACTGTCTATATCTTAAATCTACTCTACAATCAGTCAACGCAAGCTTTTTACGTAGGTAATTTATTCCTTTATATTCCAATAAAATCACTCCTTTCTTTTAATCGTTATTTTCGCACGAGAAAAAATGTACAGTGACGGCGTGAAGGTCAGCCGAAACCGTGGGGAGGGTCTCACCCCCCATAAACCTTTTTAAATCAATGTTTTCATTTTTAATTTTTTTAAAAACCTTGATAAATTAGGCTTTTTGTTCAATTTTTTCTTATTTTTGCTGTTTTTTTGCTTTTTTTACGTTTTTTCGCCTTTTTTTGGTTATTTTTGGTTATTTTTCCTTGTAATTCATCCAATCTAACAGTTTTGGTAAATTTCTGTTACCTATTACATCTTCCTTAATCTCTTTTTCTTTACTAAATAACTTATCTGACTTCTGTCTGTTGCAATAGAAGTGTGCTAACTGTAAGTTATCTATATCTGATGGATGACCGCCCTTAGCAACGGGGATTATATGGTCAATAACAGGACTTAAAGGGTCGGGGTATTTAATAGATTTATCTACAGGTTTACCACAGATTCCACAACAGTTTTGAGTCTTTAGCAGCCTCTGTTTGTTTTTATCGAATGCGGTACGGTGGGTACCGGTCTTGTCAAGCCTCACATTATTCTCCTTGCCTACCCCCTATTTTATAAGTCCCCTTTAAATTTTATGAGGAGGGGGGTATTTTAATATTTATACAAAATAAAAAAGCACCGATCAAAGTGCTTTTAATTTGTTTATTAAGTAAGTTTTAACGGAGGAATTCAATAACACTTTTTGCGTGTTCCACATTAATTTCTTTTTATAACCAGCAATTAAAAGAAATTCGTATTAACTAAAAATTTTAAAAGAGAAAAATATCAACCGTACCTTAACTCCTCCGTTAAACTTCTCACACTACCATTTTATCACATAAAAATGGCTCATTGGGCTCAACTTTTTAAAAATTATTTAAAAGTTTTACCAATCCTTCAACAGACTTTCTTACTTTCCTTTTAACTGTAGAAATATCCATATGATATTTGTTAGCAATATCGTAGTTTCTCATTCTCGTGAAATACTTGGAGTATATTATTCTATAACTTTCGGGACTAAGTGATTTTAAGAACTTATCTATACACTTAATTATTCTTTTATTCTCTTGATATACCTTGTTATCTAATTTTTTTATTATATTTCTTTCGTTTTCCCTTCCAGTTTTTTGTGCGCTAACTTCATTTTTATCTCCTGGTTGATAAGCATTTAAAAGAAAATCATTACATTCCATTTGTATATTCTTATAATTCTCTAAAAAGAATTTTGCATCATCCACTGTATATACTCTATCCATTCTCTCCAACCTTTCTTTTTAACATTCTGTACAATAAAGTTTATCTATATCCTTAACATTGATTTCAATACCTTTAATTTTAAAACTTACAAATAAGAATTCTTTATCTTTTGTATACTCGTAAAGTTCCATTAAGTCTCTTATTGTTTCTTCATCTACCAATTCATCAAGCGTTTCTCTATTTGTAAATATAATTTTTAATTTGTAATGTTTTAATTTATTTTTTCTTTTTTCCTCATGGTAATCACTTACTAAATTTGATAACCATGAAAAAAGGTTATCTATTTCTTCTAGTGGTGGCTCGTTTTTTTGTGATAACCAATGAGAAAAATCTACTACATTGTCTATGTAAATCTCATAACAATCTCCCCAATCCCATTCACATAATGGTATGTCTTCTTTTTTACCTAATTCATCTTCAATAACCAAGTATCCTTGTTCTGCATATCCTGTGTGAAAACACAATTCACACGTTCCGAATTCTACTTCCTCTACATTAGAAACATAATCTATTACTTTATATTTCATTAGCACAACACCTCTTTTACATTTTTTAACTTAATTTCTCACGTTTAATTACTAATGCTGCTGCCATCATTAATATTACTAATAATGTTAAATCATCATTTTTTAATCCTGTGTTTGCTAATTTTTTAACTTTAGCTTGTTTGTTTTCCTTTTTAAATTCCTTAACAACTTTAACTACTTCTTTCTCTTTTGGTTTTTCAGTTTCTTTAGGTTGCTCTGGAATTTCTAGCTCTGGTAATTCTAAAATTGGAGCTGGTGGCATCATAGGAATATCAGTAATATCAAGATATGGTTTTTCTACAACTGGTGCAGGTGGCATTAGTGGTATATAATCAATGTTAAGTTCTGGCTTCTCGTATTTAGGTGCTTCATTTGGAATCTCAAATACTGGTTTATTTTCTCCCTCAACATTTCCTGTTCCTTTAGCGATTTGTACTTCAACATCTTTATCCCAGTCTACATTGTTGTCTGCTTGAACACGTAAGTTATTAGTTGGGTTTTTAGTTAAGTCTTTAACTTTTGTTGAGTATTCTAAAGACACAATCTCATTTAATGCAGGTAATTTAATTGTGAATCCATTTGAATTAAATTCAATGTTCTCTTTTGCTACTTCTCCGATTTTTGTCCATGGATCTATACTTGATAAAATTCTAGCTTTTAAACTACCTGGAACATATTCCTGATTAGAATCCCATTTATCAGTAATTGTAACGTTTGTTAGGTTAGCTTTTTTATAATTAACTCTTCCAGCCCAATTAATAGTATCTCCGTTTTGAGTTCCCCACTTAGTCACTATTTCTTGTGGATCAGGTACTCCGTCTTTGTCTACTTTTGTTGTTACAATAGTTCCGTTAAAATTTAAATCGTATGTTGTTGTTTCAGTTCCTGTAACTTTCTCTTTATTCCAAACTGTCATTAAAGAAAGCTGCATACTCTTATTTAATGGTTTATTTGCAAAATAATCGTTAAACACTGTTGTTACGTTGTTATTCTCAACACTCGCTGTTGCTTTACCAACTACATTTCCTTCTGTTCCTTTTACATCGAAATTATAACTAGTCTGTAAATTTAATTCTTGTGGTAGGTTGAATATTACCTTATCCCCACTATTAATTTTTAAATCGTCGCTAAACTTCGTTTTATATTCAACATTTACAGGACTAAATCTATCCCCTCTTGTTGTTACTTTTACATCAGGATTTTCTACCTTAATTTCATTAGCTGATGCATACCCTCCAAATACTAAAATCATTAGTAATGTTGTTATTGTAAATATTATCTTCTTCATCTATTTTCTCCTTTTTCTACTCTATTATTTTCTATACAGCTGCTTTTTTAATAGCATCTAATACTTCTTCAGGTGCTGCTAATACTAACAACATCCCCCATCTTGCGG